TACTACTTATCATCAAGAGCTATCAACGGTAAAAGGATTAGACTGCATGTGTATGTATGGAAGAAACACAATGGTGAAGTTCCAAGTGGCCTTCAGGTTCACCATAAGGACTTAGACAAAGAGAACAATGAACCCGATAATTTAGTTGTCGTTCCAATGCTAAATCATTTACAGTACCATTCAACAAAAGATGCCATTGATAACTACGAAGAAAAGAAAGAACGATTCATAAGGTATGCACTCCCTAAGGCAATCGAATGGCACAAGTCAAAGGAAGGAAGGGCATGGCACTCGGAACATGGGGTTGAGGTATCTAAGGGTATTAAGGAAAGGCCACCCAAAATAATAACATGTGAAGTGTGTGGAAAACAAAGAGAAACATACTACCAAGGAGAAACAAAATATTGTAGTAAGAAGTGCAAGGCTAAAGCATTACGGGCTAGGTTCAAGGAAGAGGGGCGTGATTATGAATACGGCAGGACCTATGCAACTCGCAAAAATAAAGTCGATTAGGTATATAGGGGAACGCCCCGTATACAATATGGAAGTCAAGGACCACCACAACCTTAGCGTTGGAGGTGGTCTTATTGTTCATAACTGCGGTTACGGCCTCATAGCGTATCACTCCAATAGAACAGAACTTGAAGTAACTACCGATTATTCTGGACTTTCAGAGGACATAATGGAGGACCTTGACCATTGCAGGACACAGGAAGAACGTCAATACATTTTAGGTAAGATAGGGAGATAAAAAACGCAAGACATCCTACACGGGTGTCTTTTTTCATGCCAACTTTTAGGGGGTGACAGCCATGCTCGAAGGATTAAAGGAGATTGGGGGTAAGGTAATGAGCAAGATAAAGGCCACAATTAAAACAGCCAAAGAAGAATCTAAACAAAACAAAATGCTCAAGGATTTTCAAGATAAACTCGCAATAGCTCAAACCGGAATGAATCTAACAATCCGTGACGAGCGCGAAATGATTTACCTGGGAACAGCAGATACAGACGCTAACATAAACGCTAAAAACTCTCAGGGAATTCGCAAAAAGGCAAACAACGTTGTCAACATAGTTCTTGAATTTATCGAAACAATGGTTGACAGCACAATCCCGCAGCCATCAATCAGGACTAAACTCCCTGGCTTTGAAGATCAAGCAACAATGATCGAGGATAGTCTAACCGCTGATATAACGGAACTTGGCATAACTAGCATAAACGATGCAAACGAGCGCATAACCCCCGTCCAAGGATACTCATCTGTACTGATTGGATGGAATCCTGATTTTAAACATCACCTGTACAGGGGCGAACTTTCCATTGAGTCAGTACATCCAAAGCGCATCATTCCTCAACCGAAAATACACGATCTCCAAAAGATGGATTACTTCTTTATATTATCTAGCGTTACTAAGGCCTACATCAAGAACAGATACGGCATCGATATGGAGGGTAGCGGAGAGCAATTCCCTGGACTCAATTCATTAGATGGGGTCAGTTCTAGTGTCTCTAGTGATGAGATGCTAACTGAGATTGTTTGCTGGTACAAGAATGATGATGGAGATGTTTCTAAGTTTACTTGGTGTGATGATGAAATATTAGAAAATTTACCCAATTTTTATGCCAGACGTATTGACGGTGAGATTTTGGAAGAAGAAACTCTCGACAGTGACGTAACTATTGCATCAGTCAATGGTCAACCTGGTGAAGTCCTAAAAGCAGGGACAACGGTTCCATACTTCATACCTACTAGATACCCATTAATTGTAAGAGAAAACATTCCTTTAAACTTTGCATTCGGTGGTCAGTCGGATGTTGATGTAATTCGAGATCAGCAAGACGCGCTCAAAAAAGTGGTATCCACCATTGAGGAAAAGATCATGCGTGGTACTGCTATTATCACAGCGTTAGAAGGGCATCGGTTTAATATAGCTAATGAACTTTATGCCATTATAAGGGGTTCACAATCAGAACTAAATGCACTTGGAGTCAAGAATCTCTCTGCCGATATAAGCGAAGATATGGCGTTTGCCGCCCAGCAATATAAGTCGGCACAAAGTACATTGGGGATTACAAACAGCTTTCAAGGTAAAGCAGACACCACAGCGGCCAGTGGAATCGCTAAACAGATTCAAGTTCAGCAAGCAAGTGGTAGATTGCGGTCCAAGGAATCGAATAAATATGCCGCCTTCAAGGAAATGTACGAAATCATGTTTGAGTTTAAACTTGCCTTTTATGATGAACTTAGGCCATTTGTTACAAAAGATGCGAACGGTCAAGATTCGTTTGGCAATTTTAATAAATATTCTTTCTTAGTTCGGGATAAGGCGGGGGAATTATTTTATAATACCGACTTTATATTTAAAGCAGATGCAGGTTCGGGACTACCGAGAGACAAAATGTGGCTATTCAGTCAAGCAAATGAACAACTCAAGTATGGCGGGTTCAACGCTACTCCTGCAAGCGCAATATTCTGGACGCAAATGGTCGCTCAGAAATATCCTAACGCTAAAGTTATTCTTGAAACCATCAATAAACAAATGGAAATGGCGGCCAAAACGCCTCCTGCAGTTCCAAAGGTTACGACTAATTACAAAGACTTCATGCCAGATGCTCAAGCGCAATACCTTGCTAAACTCGGTATCAAGTCTCAAGGAGGTCAACCATTAGTGCCATCCGGACAAGAACAAACATACCAAGGCCAATTAGATCACGGACAACCCGAACAGACTTCACCACAGGGCACAGAACAGCCCACACAGCTACCGCAAGAGCAAACTGGACTAAACGCACAACCTAATGTTAAAAAGATCGTACAGGAAGCTATGGCAAACATGTCACCCGAAGAACAGGCACAATTCAAGGCATTACCGGATGAGCAGAAGATTCAAATAATTCAAGAGATGATTTCGAAGCAAGGGCAAGGACAATGATTAACCGTTATACTTCTAAGCGAAAGCATGAGATTAGGGTACATGAGCGGTTAAGCAATGGGCAATACCTTAATATGTATTTTGCCAGTTATCCTCATCAATCCGGTATTCATATATGGATAGCAGGAATATTTATAGGCGAAAAGAAAGAAGCCAATAAATTCTGGATAGGAAAGAAAGTAAAAACCAAGATTACAGGAAAGTGTGGTCTAGAAGGTTTAAAAAAATCACTTGACTATATCTTAGAATTTGCCGCCAGTATGAGGAAAAATGAAGAGTTACAGATAGGGTGGGAGGACGAGCGAAGGAGATCGGCTTATCGAAGGTTATTGAAATATGAGTTCAGGGAGACTGACGATTGCTACTATTTTAGAAACCCAAAATATTGGGAGCGAATTGAGACTGTGTCAAAACTATGGAATTAAGGAGGACCACAATAATGGCAAAACCAACTAAAGGCGTTAATCCATTTGCAAAGAAAGTAAAACAGAAAGATCCGACAACTCCATTCCCTGCTCCAAACGAAAAGATGAAAGCTGAAAAGAAAAAGGCCTCTGCTAAGATTGACTCTATGCTGTCTAGGTCAATGCCGGGTATTGGAATGCCTCCCAAGAAAAAGAAGAAAGCTGGTAAAAAGTAATGGAAGAAAAAGATTTAGGTATTACAGAAGTTAGAACAGCGAAAGAAAACATTTCTGATTTAGTTATTTACGGCAATGGTGACACATTCGCTCTACTTTGCAAGGCCAGTTCGCGGAAACAAGGCTTTATGAAATCCAGTAAGGTATGTAATGTACCAGGCGGTTGTATAGTCCAAGTTACTACACGGCAAAAGAATCCTGATGGAAGTTATGCTTTGGCAGAAGCGTTAACCTTTGTCCCTGGCGTAGAAATAGACACAACGGCAGATCCTAGAGTATTGGTAGCAATAGGGTTGCCAAAAAAAGAAAATAGCTAAATAGCAAAGATGTGGTGGCGGAATAGGTAGACGCTTAGCAGAGTAAGCCATGTACGAAATGGGAGCGTTAACGAGAACTCGCATAAAAATGTAACCCATAGTAGGACTCTTGAGAATAATGGTATGTATGGTGCAAATCCATACCCACATCATAAGCCAACTGATGAGTCGCTAAATAGTGGCTCTTAATATATGCCCATTTTTAAGGAAGGGAGGCAACTAGCATGGCTAAGGAACAATCATTGAAAATCCCTCAAAATAGTGCTGGCTACATCAAGGCAACGAACATTAATAAATCAGATGCCAAGCCTAAAAAGTCCACTGGCAAAGATCTTCGCTCAGGAAAATAAGGTAGCAATACAAGCTACCTTTCCCCTTGCCTAATTTGGGGCAGGGTTCATCTTCCAAATAGATGTAGTAACGGTGACGACCGCAAACGTGAAGGAGATACACATATGTTAAAGATTTCATTTATTCCTATGAATTTACAGCTTTTTGCTGAGGACAGTAGCGTAGGAGAGGATGTCGCTGCACCCCAAGATACAGAAACACAGACAACATCAACTGTAGAAGCAACTGATGAAGCTACTACTACAGATACCCCGGATGATGATACCCCAGCAGAGCAACCCGAAGGCGAAACAACGGACACTGTAAAAAGTGAGGCTGAGCCCGCCACTAAGCCTAAGCAAACTGCTGAACAAGATCGGTTTTATGCTGATAGCCGGCGCAAGTTAGAGGCAGCGGAAAAACGAGCCACAGATTCAGAAGCGCAACGCACATCAGACAGAGAGATTGCCAAGAAGTATGGTCAATATGGTGTCTACTCGGATGCTGATGTTGCTGAGAAGTACGGTAAGTCACATGGCGTAAATACCATAGCGGAGCTTGAGACCGCCTTAAGGAATGAGGAATATGAAAAGGCTGGCATTGACCCGGAGATCATCAACAAGATCGTCAACGAGCATCCTTCAATTAAAGCTGCCCAAGCTGCCCAGGAAGCCAATACCAAAGTGCAGGAGGACAGATTTCTTGTAGATTCCTTTAGCGAACTGAGCAAGGAATTTACCGAGATATCAGATGCGAAAGATGTTCCTGTTGACGTTTGGCGTGTGTGGCAGAATGGTAAATCAGGAATTTCACTTAAACAGGCATATGTAGCGGTCAACTATGAAGCGATTGCGACAAAGAAAGCTGATGCCGCCAAACAAGCCGCACTTAACAATATCCAGAGCAAGGACCATGTACGAGGAAATGGTAAGGGAACAGAAGTTGATTCTGTTAGGGTCCCTGATGATGTCATGGAGCAGTACAAGCGATTTAATCCCAAGGCAACCACTGAACAAATTAAGGCTCATTATAAAAAGAGTCAAAAATAAGGAGAGTGAATTTTAATGGCCTTTAAACGAGTAGGTAACATTGACGGAACACAAGATCCATTCGAGTATTATCTTTTAACAAATGCAGAGGGAGCTACCCTGGGAGAAGCATTGGTACAAACCGCAGGGAGATTGACTAAGTGTGGGGCTACTGTAACCCCTGAGTTTATCGCTGTAGCGAGTAGAGTGGCAGAGGCTACTTCTATTACACCATTGCCTGTTACGCGCGTTAAAGAGGGCACTGAGTTCTCTACTACGAGTTCTGCAACTGTAGCGGCCACATTGATTGGGTCGAAGGTCACAATTGATGCAACTGGGTTGCTTGCAACGGCAACTGCTGCATCAGGAGTATTCGAGATTAGCGCGACAGACGGAGCTAATGCTGTGAACGGGTACTTTAGACGCTAAGTTAATTGAATTAGTGGGACTTCTCAAATGAGGGGTCCTTTTTCTATGAACAAATTTAAGGAGTGAAAGAAATGATTTTTTCTAAAGCAAGTGGAGTGAATGAATCGATCTATGGCAAGAGTCAAGAGCCGATTAAAATGATGTTGGAGCAAGCCGAAGAAGCGTTTCAAAAGATGTCCATTATTGACAAGGTATTCTATATGGACGAAACAAAGGACTTCGCCAATAAGTACACCAGTGAAACAAGTCTCGGTAACTTTTTACCAACCGGAGAGAACGGAAAGTACCCAGAATCCTCCATGCAGGAAGGCTACTCAAAGGTAATTGAGCCTGAAACTTGGAAGAATCAATTCAGTGTTACGCAGGAAATGGTTGAGGATGCTAAAATCGGCAAGATCAAGAGTCGTGCTTCTGCCTTTATGCTTTCGTACAACCGTACTAAAGAGCTGTTTGCCGCTGGTATCTTGAATAACGGGAATGCAACAACCATGAACTTCATGGGTAAACCCTTTGACATCTCAGGTGGAGACAAAAAGGCAATGTTTGCGACAGACCACCCTTCCATTACTGGCGGTACTGGCCCACAGTCAAACCTCTATAATGGCGCATTTAGTTATGACAACCTTTCCTATGCAGAAGAGAAAATGCACTATTTCAAAGACGACGATAATAACCTATTGTCCTGCACACCTGATACCATCATCATTCCTGATAAGGCAAGCATCAAGAAACTGGTATTTGAGGCCGTAGGTTCGGACATGAATCCAACCACAAGTAATAACGCAGCTTCAATTCACTTTGGGCGCTGGACCATTATTTTGAGCCCATATCTTACTGCACTCTCAGGAACAACCGTAGGGGCAGAATCTTGGATGCTCATGGATTCTGCATATAATGAGGCTTACCAAGCCCTTGTTTGGCTCGACAGAATCCCACTAAGTACTAAGAGCTACATCGACCAATCGACTGATGCAAATATTATGGCCGGCAGAAGTCGTTATGCAGCTTCTTGCAATTCGTGGAAAGCTATGTTGTGTTCTGCCCCAGGCTTAGCCGGTGCAACGAGCTTCTAGTTTAACTAGGCGGGTAGCAATACTCGCCTTATCTTTATGGAGGTGAAACAATGGGAAACTCTAATTTTGACTCTCTTATCCTCGACAAAACAGCAAAAGTATCATCCCCTGACGTTGTGGGAGCAGCCGGAGTAAATCCAACTCAAGCTGAATATGCAACCGTAGTCCTGCTTCTCAATGAAATCAAAGCCAAACTCAACGCAATTTTCCAAGTATAACAACGGAGAGGGTTTATCCCTCTCTTTTTAATGAGGTGAACATTATTTTAGAAGAACAGATAGATAGGTCCACATCAGACCGTCAACTACTCTACGACATACGCACAGAAATGCGTACTAACAATACCCTACTCACACAACTTCTCGAAGTCCTGCGTCCAATAGCTAAAGACACAGTACAGGTAGAAGAATTAAAGGAGGACACAACAAATGTCACATTGCCCATTAGCGAAGGAAGTTCTAACAGCAAATCTACTCGCAGTAGCAATCGACCTGCCAATAAACGGAAGACCATGCCTAGTGTCAAACACAGGAGCACAACCGCTATATCTAAGCCCAAATCAAACAGTAACAGTAGCAAACGGGTTTCTAGTGCCGGCAATGACGCAGATGGCAATAAAGTTCACAGTAAAAAATAACTTATCGGTAATCTCCAACGCCACAGGTACGAGCGTAGCTGTATTAATTCTGGATATATAAGGGGGATTGAAGATGAATCTCTCACAAATACGTGACCTTGCGCTAAAACTTTCAAACAGTTATAGCGCAGATGGTATTTTGTTACCGCCGGCTGACGTATCAGACTTCAAACTAGCATGTACAGATTTCGTGAACACAGCTCAAAATATCTTAGCCGAGAATGACAAAATAGAAGAAGTCTTGACTATAACTCAAGTTACTTCGGACGTCGGATATATCCTAAATCCTTTGCCGACTGATCTTATAGGCATTAACAAAGTCATATTTGCCGACAATTATCAGCACAGAATCATCTTTACTGACTACACAATCGAAAATGGAAATATCGTTATAGATGCAATTTATGATGGCACGTTTTCTATTTATTAC